ATACTGCTATATACGGAGTTAAAGAAGTGGATTGGATGAGGGAGACTTATGATTTTGAGAATAAAAATTTCATAGGTCAGACATACACAGAAAACGATGAGCCTGTATACGATGGAAAAATTTAAAGAATTAGTATTACATCACCACTTAGGATTGGGTGATCACATTATATGTAATGGAATGGTCTACGGACTTATAGAAAAATATGATGTAGAACAATTATATCTTATGGTTAAAGATGTTAATTTACCCACAGTAAATAAACTATATGAGGATTCGGATATTATAATACCCGTATCTATTCCATATGAGACGTATGAACAAGAACAAAAATTTGTAGCAGAATATCGTACAGACATTCCTCACCTAGATATAATTTATACAGGTGGGGGATCAGAATTCTTCGATATTGAATTCTATGGCATGGCGAATATAGAATTCGAAGATAGATGGGATAAATTTAAAATGCCTAAAGATGATTCTGCTAGTAAAGAGTTCTTTAATAAGTTTATAAAAGATAAAGAATATTGCCTAGTACATTGTCAGGGAAGTCCTGGCCCATATAACTTAGACATAACAACCGATTTACCAATATACTATGTTGAATCGGGTCTAACCGATACTGTGTTAGATTGGACAGACGTAATTAAAAATGCTAAGGAAATACATTGTATAGATAGTAGCATTATACATCTAGCAGATAGTTTAGACTTAACTGCTGAGAAATTATACTATCATGATGTTGGTCGAGGAAGTCAATTTCACCTTATTAATGAATGGTCAAGAGTATGATGAATATTGTCATTCCGATGGCAGGATTGGGAACTAGATTTCAAAAGATAGGAATAGATAAACCTAAGCCTTTGATTGTTGTTAATGGTAAAACTTTAATAGAACATTCTATAGATAGTTTTAATGTAAAGGGTAGGTTTATTTTTATTACTAGAGATTTTGATGATCCTGAGTATAATAAAGAACTAACTGATATCTTTGAATCCAAAGGTATAGAATATACTGAAATAAGAATTAGTAATACTACAGACGGTGCTGCAGATACAGTATTGTTTGCAAAGGACATTATTGATAACGACAATCCATTGGTTGTTTATAATTGTGATCAAATAATTAAATGGGATTCTGTAGGTTTTTTAAATTGGGTACAAGATAAAGATCCTGATGCTGCTCTTGTTTTATATAAGAGTAAAGATCCAAAAAATAGTTTTGCTGAAATAAAATTAAATAAAATCTTTAGGGTTGTAGAGAAGGATCCTATTTCTGATAATGCCTTGATTGGATTCCATTATTGGAAAAGAGGGAAAGACTTTGTTACTAGCGCAAAAAAATTATTAGATAATTTTAGAATATCCGGAAGACCAGAATGTTACATTAGTGAAACATTCAATTATTTGCGTGACGCTAAAATTTTACCTTTTCATATAATTAATAACGCATATATTCCCTTAGGTACTCCTGAAGATATTGCGAAGTATTTAGGCAAGGTTGGAGAATTCGATACCAACAAACCCAAGACATTATTCATTGATATAGATGGTACTGTATTAAAACATGAACATACTATAAGCGGTGTCTATAAGAATGCACCCACAATTTTACCAGGTGTGGTTGACAAAATTAATGAGTGGGATAGTAAAGGTCATAAGATTATTTTTGTTACTGCTAGAAAAGAAAGCACACGAAAAATAACTGAAGAACAATTAATGTCTTTTGGTTTAGCCTGGGATCAGTTGATTATGGGTGTGGGTGGTGGTTCTAGATATATCATTAATGATAAAATGAATATTGAGGATATAGATAGAGCAGTAGGCATAAGCGCAATTACAAATGCAGGCTTCAATACAATTAATTGGACAGATTACGGTTTATGAAAATACTAAATATAAAAGATATGAAGGATGGTTGGTTCGTTGGCGGATTTGAACCTACTGCATACTTCACCAAAGACTTTGAGGTTAACTATAGAACACACCCTGCAGGACAGAAATGGGATATGCATTATCACACCACTACTACAGAGATTAATTTATTAGTTAGCGGAAGAATGATAATGCAAGATAAAGAATTAACAACTGGTGATATTTTTATAGTTGAGCCATGGGAAATTTCTGATCCTGTATTTTTAGAAGATACTACAGTTGTTTGTGTAAAAACGCCTAGCGGCAATGATAAAAAGGTAATACAGCATGGCTAATGATCATTATATAGAAAGATTAAAGGGATGGGCAAATTCGGGCAGAGAAAATATTGCATCACCTAAAATATTACAGGTTGCTGATTATATAGATTTTGATACAATAGAAACAGTATTAGATATTGGAAGTTGGCATTTAAAACAAAGTATTGAATTTGCTTATGCTTTTCCTACAGCAACAATTCATGCATTTGAACCTAGTCCGCAAAATCAGAGGGAATGTATTCAAATGAAGGGTGGTGTACCTAAAGACGTGCAGGATAGAATACAAATTTATAACGTAGCCCTGTCTAATAAAAATGGACCAATAACATTCTATGATATTGATACATCACAGGGTGTAGGTTATAATCCAGGTGCTGCAAGTAAGTATAAATTTGTTGACGGTATGAATGGAACATTCTTTAATCAGAATTGGATACAAAAAGAAATCGTTGTGGAAGCACTTACCTTGGATCATTGGGCAATGATTAATGGTATTAAATCTGTAGATGCACTGTGGGTAGATGTACAGGGAGGTGAGCTAGATGTATTTAAAGGTGGTTCCCAAACATTAAAAAATGTTAAGGTCATTTTTACAGAAGTTGGGCTAAAAGAATATTATGCGGGACAAAGTTTAAAACCCGAAATAGAAGAATTTTTATTTAATCTTGGCTTTGAAGAACTGCCTGGCGGATTTGAACTTAATGGTTTCGAATACGAAGGTAATACCATCTATATTAGAAAATGAAACTAATTGCACATAGAGGCTTAACTAATGGCCCAGATATTAATTTAGAAAATAGACCAGAACAAATTAAGACATCTTTAAAAGAAGGCTTTGATTGTGAGATTGATCTGTGGGTTGAGAACAGTGAATTGTGGTTGGGTCATGATCATCCCGATTACCATATAAGAGAAGATTTTTTGCAACATCCTAGTCTTTGGATACATGCTAAAAATTTATCAGCATTACGTTGGTTAACAAATACTAGACTTAATTATTTTTGGCATCAGAATGATGATTATATTATTACGAGTCACTATTGGATATGGACATATCCAGGTAAAGATTTAACTACTCGCAGTATTTGTGTTATGCCCGAATGGAATAACCCGTCGTTAGATGGTGTAAAAGATTTAAACTGCTACGGGGTATGTAGTGACTTTGTAGGAAAACTATTATGAGATCTGTAGTTATAAGAGGTAGTATTGCTTTCTCAAATCATCCCACTCCATATATACAACAGGTAATTGACAGTATTAGAAGTTGGCATACCGGTGAATTAATACTAAGTACTTGGACAGATCAATTACCCGCAACGAATAATTTAATCGGAATAGATAAAGTTGTATATTCTGATGATCCTGGTCCAGGCCCAATACAAAATTTTTTGCGTCAAGTACAAAGTTTTAATTCCGGAGTCTCTGCAAGCGCTGGTTCGGAAATTTTAGTTACCAGATCAGACGTATGTCAGTTTAGGGATTTATTTGAATTAAGAAATAGATATCCTAAAAAAACAAAAGCCAATCTTAGTGCATTTACTGAAAAATTAATAATAGGTAATATGCTGACTATACATCCGAGGGAAAGTTCTAATCAATGGGGGTATCCCCTTGTATATAGACCATGCGATTGGTTTCATGTGGGGAACCGAGAGGATATAACTAGAATGGGTAGTATATTTTCTGATCTACAAGCAATTGATCATAGTGCACTAATAAAAAGACAAGATACAGTATACAATACATCAAAGTCAATCTGCACGGAAAGTTTATGGTTCAAGATGGTTCTTAATAAGTATGTTAATCCCACATTTGATCTAGATGATTGGCCAGATGATTTAGGTATGACTGCTCTTGTTGATAATTTCGAGGTTTTAGATATGATAACTACGGCAAGAGCTATAAATTTAAATTGGACATTTCAACCACAGCGGTTAGGCTGTTATATCAAAGAAGAAGAATACGTAGAGGAATATACAAAATTATGCGAGTAGCAATTTTAGTAACAGGATTTTATAGAAGTTTTGATACTGTTAAACACAACATAAATCTTATTTCAGAAAAATATAATGCAGATGTTTATATTGCAACATGGAATGTGAGCGATGTTAGAACAGCAAAAAATACGATATTGCCTGCCCCTATAACTAATCATAATTTTTTAGATGTTAATAATTTAAAGGCTTGTTCTATATACGATTTAGAAAACTATAGACAAACTAGAATATCCTTTGTGCAAAATACTAGAGATAATGACGTAATGATTACAGATCCTAGGGCGATCCAACACGGAGAATATTGGGCCAACCGATTAAAAGATCAATGGTATCTGGTAGGTGAGGGATTTAAAAGTATTCTAGGTGAGTATGATGTGATCTTTAGAACAAGATTAGATATAGAATATTTAAACTTAGAATTATACGAAACCGATAAATTAGTTTTGCCCGTGGATGAATCTAATGTCTGGGATTTTTCAGATCATTTGGCATTTGGTAGCAAGAAAGCGATGGAAAAGTATTGCTTGTTTTATAATTATATGCAAGACGTATACGATAAGCATAATGTAGATCCGACACATGCTGTAGATTTTCTTAAATTTTATATCTCGAAATATGACCAACCATTAGAACATATCGCAGATAATAAAATACATTACAGGATAGTATGATTAAACTAATAATTTTCGATTTAGATGGAGTACTAATAGATAGCAGAGAACTCCATTATGAAGCATTAAATTCTGCACTTAATAAAATTGATCCAAAGTATGTTATTACCAGAGATGAACATCTAAGTAGATACGATGGATTAAACACAACTGCCAAATTAGAACTACTACATTCAGAAAAAGGATTGCCTAAATCTGAATTTAATTCCATATGGCAAAATAAACAATCTGCAACTATCGGTGCGTTTAAACAATTTAAAAACGACAATAAACTAATTAGTATATTCTCAGAACTAAAGGAAATAGGATATAAGATTGGTGTTGCCAGTAATAGTATTAGAGAAACAGTAAAATTATCTTTACTAAAAATTGGTATACTTGAATATATAGATTACTATGTTAGTAATGAGGATGTAAAACGACCTAAACCATTTCCCGAGATGTATTGGAAATGTATGACTGCGATGGGGCATACCGCCAAGGAAACGTTAATAATTGAGGATAGTCATATAGGAAGAACAGGTGCTCTTTCTAGCGGGGCACATCTTTTACCTGTGGAAGATTGTAAAGATTTGACCATGGATAAAATACGAAAGGAACTAATGATGTTAAATGGATTAAATAATAGCCCCAAGGTTCCTTGGCGTGATAACAAATTGAATGTACTAATCCCTATGGCAGGGGCAGGATCTAGATTTGCAACTGCAGGATACACATTCCCAAAACCATTGATTGAAGTTAACGGCAAGCCAATGATTCAGGTTGTTGTTAATAACTTAAACATAGATGCCAATTATATCTTCATAGTACAAAGAGAACATTATGACAAATATAATTTAAAATATCTATTGAACTTAATAGCTCCAGACTGTAAAATAGTACAAGTCGAGCGAATGACTGAAGGTGCGGCCTGTACCACACTATTGGCTCAAGAGTTTATTGATAACGATAATCCTTTATTAATTGCTAACAGCGATCAATATATTGAATGGGATTCTAATACATGTATGTATGCCTTTGGTGCGGACACCATTGATGCAGGCATTTTAACATTTGAGGCAAGTCATCCTAAGTGGAGTTATGCTGCACTTGATGATAATGGTTTTGTAAAAGAAGTTGCTGAGAAAAAGGTTATTAGTAATAACGCCACGGTCGGTGTTTATTATTGGAAGAAGGGAAGCGACTATGTTAAGTATGCTAATCAAATGATAGAAAAGAATATTAGAACAAATAATGAGTTTTATGTTTGTCCAGTATACAATGAAGCAATTTTAGATGAGAAAAAGATTCGAGTAAAAGAGATTAAAAATATGTGGGGCATTGGTACTCCAGAAGATTTAAATTATTTCTTACAAAATTACAAGGTTTAATTATGAGTAAAAAGGTGACGGTAATTACTCCTACAACAGGATCTGATTATCTAAAACAAAATGCAGATTCTGTAGTAAAACAGACATATGAAAATGTAGAACATCTTATTGTTATTGATGGGCCGGAGTTTCAAACCAAGGCATTTAAACAATTAGATTTGGAAACTTCCGCAACGGTAGTTACGCTACCTCATAACACCGGGCATAGCCAATACAACGGACATAGAATATACGGGGCATTTCCATATCTGATTGATTCTGATTATGTAATGTTCTTAGATGAAGATAATTATATTGATCCTGCACATATAGAAACATTAGTTAAAGTTTGCGAAACTAATGATTGGGCATTCTCATTAAGAAAAATTGTGGACAAAGATAGCAAGTATGTTTGTCTTGATGATTGTGAGAACTTAGGTAAATGGCCTACATGCTTAAGTGAACAAGAATTCTTTGTGGATGTGGGTGCATACTTTTTATCCACATCTATCGCAATTCAAATATCTCCCTTATGGTATCGCAGAGCAAGACATCCCGACGATCAACCTGAAGTAGATCGTATCATAATGCAAGTATTACGTGAACACGAATTTACGTATGATACCAATGGAATATATTCATTGAATTATAGAGTTGGTAATAGAGAAGATTCGGTCAAGGCTGACTTCTTTAGGTGGGGTAATGGATTGATGGAAAAGAAATTTAAGGATGGATACCCATGGAGAAAGAAATAAACTACAAATATAATGAAGGTCAACTTATAACAGAGTTGAAAGAATATATCGACGCTACTTACGGCGAACATTATTCGATGAACAAATTTCAGGCAACTGAATTTATAATTGATAATGGTCACGGTGTCGGATTTACCGCAGGGAACGTAATGAAATATGTTCAAAGATACGGAAAGAAAGCCGGAAGGAATAGACAAGACATACTAAAGGTGTTACACTATAGCATGATGTTATTATATGTACATGACATTGAAACCAAGGAGTTAAATAATGCAGATCAGTAAAGAGACAATAGATATCCTGAAGAATTTTGCTAGTATTAATAGCAATATTCTAATCCGAAAAGGTAAGGTATTATCCACAATTAGCACAGCTAAAAACATTTATGCGAGAGCAGAAGTTGCTGAGGACTTTCCAGAGGAAGTCGCAGTATATGATCTAAACTCGTTATTGGCTTTGCTAACATTAATGGAAAGTCAAACTGTAGATTTTGGTGAGAAGAGCTTAACCATGTCGAAAGACAATGGTAAGTTTGAATATTTCTATTCTGCACCGAACGTAATTGTAGCAGCACCTGCTAAGGAAATCGAAATAGATTCACACTATGAATTTAAATTGACAGCAGAAGATGTTAATATGATTATGAAAGCGGCGGCTATTACAGGTGCGCCGACAATCACAATCTCCAGCAAAGGCGAGAATGTTACATTGACTATCGGTGATAAAAAGAATGACACAGCAAATACTTATAAGAAAATTATTGGTAAGAGCGAACATTCATTTGATTGTCATATGGCAGTAGAGAATTTTAAGATTGTGCCGGATGCATACAATGTTACAATCTCGAAAAAGAAAGCATTCCAATTTAAACACGCAACAAAACCATTAGGATATTTTATCGCAATGGAACCTGATTCGGTGGTATAATATGCAAGAAAATTTTTATGTACCAAGACGTGAGTATATTGCTGTTCTTCAGAATGAAGTAGAGACTCTAAAGCGTTATTATTACAAACCAAATGAGGAAGGCACAGGACATTTTAATACAACAATAAGTGTATTAGAGCAACGTATTAACGAACTTAATACTGTCCGAGATGCAACAACAGCTTGAAATTAAATTCTTCTATCCTCTAACGGAGCAAATTCCGTTAGAGTTAGATTTTAAACTCTGTTTAGATTACGAAGAACGTAAGAGAAAAGAATCTCTATATACGGGTAATCGAATTGACTATTGGGGCAATGGTGCAACTTTAATGTATACTACGACTGGTAGTATTGCTTCATCTTTTACTATTGATATGGATAAACTCCCAATAACGATTCAATCTAAGAACAGACCAAATATTATTAAGAGATTAATTTATTGGTCTTTAGGTATGAAGTGGAAAAAAAATTAATATTATGAGGTTATTATGGATTATCGTGAAAATGAATTTTTGTGGGTTGAAAAGTATCGCCCTCGCAAATTAGAAGACTGTATCTTACCCGCAGACCAAAAGCGCATCTTCCATGAGATGCTGTCTAAGGGTGAGATTCAGAACATGCTATTATGCGGTGGGGCAGGTATGGGCAAGACCACAGTTGCCAGGGCATTGTGTGAAGAACTAGAAACAGATTATATTATCATTAACGGATCAGAAGAATCTGGTATTGATGTTCTTCGTACAAAGATTAAACAGTTTGCATCTACTGTATCATTCAGTGGTAAGCCTAAGGTTGTAATTTTAGACGAGGCAGATTATCTTAATCCGAACTCTACACAACCTGCATTGAGAGCATTTATAGAAGAGTTCTCATCTAATTGTAGATTTATTCTTACTTGTAACTTTAAGAATAGAATCATTCCTCCGCTTCATTCTCGTACTGCGGTTATTGAATTTAAATTACCTAAAGCAGATAAGCCTAAAATTGCGGCAGCATTCTTCAAACGTGTTACCGAGATTATGTCTATCGAAAAGATTGAGGCTGACGGTAAAGTAATTGCTAAGGTAATCGAAAAGCATTTTCCTGACTATAGACGTGTTCTAAATGAATTGCAGAGATACTCAGCCTCGGGTAAAATTGACGAAGGCATCTTTGTTAATCTAGGCGAATCCAATATGCAAGAACTAGTCTCTTCTTTAAAGGATGGAGATTGGAAGAAGATGCGCACATGGGTTGTCAATAATATTGACAATGATCCTGGGACTATCTTTAGGAAATTATACGATACATTAACAGATCAAGTTAAACAAGTACCACAGTTAATTTTATTACTTGCAGATTATCAGTATAAGGCCGCATTTTGTGCAGATCAAGAAATTAATCTTGTAGCATGTCTAACTGAGATTATGGCAGCGGTAGAATTTAAATGATAAATTATGTCAAACCAACTTTTGAATGGATAAGAGATGACTGGCACACTAACGCTAATAGGTTTATGTTGGAGTGTCTTGCTTGGGGTATATCTATTGGGTGTTCTATCACAATGGCACTTACGGTTCCCAATCCTCCTTTACTTATACTATATCCTATCTGGATCTGTGGTTGTGCTATCTACGCTTGGGCTTCTTATACTAGGAAATCATTTGGTATGTTGGCTAACTACTTATTGTTAGTTACAATAGATACAGTTGGATTAATTAGGATGGTGCTATGAGTTTGTTTGGAGAACCTGTAGCAAAAATAGAGGAAGTTCCTTATAAGGCTCCTGCAATATCCCCCTTTGATTTTATCAATGCAATACATCATAGTAAGGAAAATTTAATAGTCGACGATTGGTCTGAGAAACAGTATAACCCATGGGTCATTAATAAAGGGTTATCCTACGGGCCAGATACAGTAATCCCCGCCAATGAAATGAACTCTCGTCCTCATTTGGATAAGATCCTTCAATTTCACTTTCTTATAAATATTATTAGGCCTAAGAAGAGATTCAATAAATGGATCAAGGCTGAGAAAATCAATGATTTGGAAGTTATAAAAGAATACTATGGCTACAGCACAGAAAAAGCTAAACAAGTACTCCCGCTTCTAGATGACAAGATTATTGACGATATGAAAAGAAAAATAACAAAAGGTGGTAGGAATGAGTACTGACATGATAAGTATTGACTTCCCGGGATATAAACCCTTAGAAGTAATACTCACAGAACCCGACGATTTTTTAAAGGTAAGAGAAACTCTAACACGGATCGGTGTGGCTTCTAGAAAAGATAAAAC